GCAGACTTGCTGACATTAATGCTAATATGAAGACTGCCGGAAAAGATGAGAAGCAGGCACTGAAAGTCTCTGGACAGGACGTTATTGATGGTTTGCACGATAATCATCCCAACCTCACTAGACAAGTCTCACAGGTCTCAACAACAGGTGATGCAAAGTTTGGTGGTAGAAATGCGCCAGGAACTGCAGGTACAGTTCTGACTGGTACAACTAAAAAATCTGATGCTACTGCAAAACCTGCAGAGCAGCAAGTAAGTGCAAAACCAAGACAAGCATTACCAAAAGGTGAAGAAAGACCTGGTAACGTAAAAGTTGACTATAAACCTGCACCACAGCAACAGCAGGCAGCACCTGTGCAGCAAGAACCTACTGACCGCCAGAAGAAGGTTATGGCGCTGAGACAGCAGTATGCTCAACAGATGATAGCAAATCAACAGCAAGCAGCTGCTCAAAAGCAGGCACAAATGCAGGCAGCACAACAGCAAGCAGCAGTACAAGGACAATCAGAGAGAGAAAGAATTGCTAAGTTACCACGTAGACATCAGGCAACTGCATTAAGAAATTCTCAATCTAGAAACTCAACTACAGATCAAATATCACAACATATGTCTTGACATATCCACATAAATATCCATAGGTGAATCTTATGTATTATGTCTCATTTGATTATTAGTAAGAAGAACGAAGTATATCTCCACGTAAAAGCAGATCCTCACGTATATTATGAACTGGCAGATCAGTTTACGTTTGAGGTTCCAGGTGCAAAATTTATGCCTCAATACCGTAGTAAGTATTGGGATGGAAAAATTCGTTTATTTAATGTGCAGACAGGGGAAGTTTATGTCGGTCTGTTAGATAAAATTAGACATTTTTGTGAGTCTCATGAGTATAGTTATGAATTTTTAAATAATCCTTACTACGGATTACCATTCGAAGTAAATGAGATGATTTCACACGAAGGTGTGAAGGATTATATGACATCCGTCAGTAAGTATGCGCCTAGGGATTATCAGATAGAAGGCGTATACGACGCCTTAAAGCATAATAGAAGGTTGTTGATATCCCCAACTGCTTCTGGAAAGTCTCTGATGATATATTCGATTGTGAGATATCACGTTGAACGAGGACAAAATACTCTGATAGTTGTTCCGACGACTTCCCTTGTAGAGCAGATGTATAAAGATTTTGCAGACTATGGTTGGGACGTAGGTTCATTTTGTCACAAAATTTATGCCGGTAGAGAAAGAGAAACTGACTCGCAAGTGATCATCACTACCTGGCAGTCTATCTACAAACTTCCACGCAAATACTTTTCAAGATTTAATGTGGTCGTTGGAGATGAAGCACATCAGTTTAAATCAAAATCTTTAATATCTATAATGTCAAAACTTTCAGATGCAAAGTTTCGTTATGGATTTACTGGAACTCTTGATGGCACACAAACACACAAGTGGGTTCTTGAAGGACTGTTTGGTCCTGCATACAAAATCATCAGAACAGAAGAACTGATGAAGAAGGGGCATGTTGCTAAACTGGATATCAACGTACTTCTACTGAAGCACTCACCACATAAATTTGAAAACTTTGAAGAAGAAGTTCAATACATTATCAATCATGAAAAACGCAATAAGTTCATCCGCAATCTTGCTTTAGATCTCAAAGGAAATACACTAGTTCTTTTCCAGAGAGTTGAAGGTCACGGACAACCATTGTATGATTTAATAAATAAAGATGTTGAAGATCGGCACGTCTTCTTTGTTCACGGTGGTGTTGATACTCAAGATCGAGAAAATGTAAGGGAGATTACTGAACAAGAGAATAATGCAATTATTGTTGCATCATATGGAACGTTCAGTACAGGAATTAATATCAAAAATCTCCACAATGTCATTTTTGCTTCTCCATCCAAATCTAGAATTCGGAATCTTCAATCTATTGGAAGGGTGCTTAGGAAAGGCAATAACAAGACCAAGGCAACTCTCTATGACATTGCTGACGACATATCCTACAAATCCAGGAGGAACTATACCCTTAACCATCTAATTGAAAGAATTAAAGTTTATAACGAAGAAAATTTTAATTATGATATTGTAAACATACCGCTAAAGAACTAATATGGGAGATGCTTTTTACAGCGCAATTAAACTAACTACAGGTGAAGAAATCTTTGCTCTCGTATATCCCGATGATACAGAAGGAGAGCAAATACTTTTAATGCAGACTCCAGTGATTATGAGAATTATTAATACACCAGGAGGGTCACTACTGAAGGTCAAACCATGGATGACATTGCCTTCTGAAGATTTATTTGTAATCAGACTAGACAAGATTGTTACTATGTCTGAAGTTAGAGATGAGAATATGATTAGGATATATAATAATTACATTGAAGAGTGTGAAGAAGATTCTGTAGTAGAAGAAGAAATAAAAAGTGCTCAAGAAGCAAAGATTACTAGTAAGATGGGATATATTTCTTCAGTAGAGGATGCTAGAAAACTTCTAGAAGATCTCTATAAACTTAAAGATACTAAAGAAAGCTAGAGCTGATCTTCAAACCTAACAAAGGTATTCTACTCATATTTCACTAAGTTGTCAAGTCCTGAAAATGTGCTATAATGTTTATATAACAAGAGTTTATTTAAACTTAAAATGATATTATGTCAAGAAAGAAATCAGAACATTATGTAAACAACAAAGAATTGCTTGAAGCACTGATTGTCTATAGGACAAAGGTTGAAAAGTCTTACTTGAAGAACTTCGGTAAAGACCTCACCGAGCAACCAAAAGATCAAAGAGCAAAGCGTTGGGATGATAAACCACAGATTACTAACTATCTTGGCGAATGTTTTCTTAAGATTGCTACACACCTTTCATATAAACCAAACTTTGTTAACTATATGTTCAGGGACGATATGATCTCTGATGGTATTGAAAACTGCATTCAGTATATTCACAACTTTGATCCTGAAAAATCTAAGAATCCTTTTGCATACTTTACTCAAATTATTCATTATGCGTTTCTCCGTAGGATTCAGAAGGAGAAGAAGCAGTTAGAAATTAAAACCAAGATCATCGAACGCACTGGATTTGATGAAGTTATGGTAGTTGACAATAGCTTGCTTTCTGGCAATAGTTCAGACTATAATGCTATTAAGGATAATATTACATATAAGACTAATCGATGAAGATTGCTATTATTACAGATCAGCACTTTGGCGCTAGAAAATCCTCCAAGTATCTTCACAATCATTTCAAACAGTTTTATGATGAAATCTTTTTTCCATATTTGGAACAGAATAACATTACAACTGTAGTTGATATGGGAGATACCTTTGACAATCGTCGAAGTATTGATTTGTGGGCACTTGAGTGGGCAAAGGAAAACTACTATGACCGTCTAGAAAAGATGGGCATCAAAGTTCATACTATCGTTGGCAACCATACCGCATATTACAAGAATACAAATCAAGTAAATACGGTGGGACTTCTTCTTAAGCAATATTCTAATGTTGTTGTTTATCCAGAAGTTGAGGAAGTAAAGTTGGATAAACTCAAAGTACTTTTTATTCCTTGGATCAACAACGAAAATTTTGAAAGTAGTGCCAATGCTGTCAAGAGTTCGAATAGCATATGTGCGATGGGGCACCTTGAACTTAATGGATTTAGAGCACATCGTGGACACGTCATGGAAGATGGTATGGCGTGTGATTTATTTGAGAAGTTTGATAAAGTATTTTCAGGACACTACCACACGCGAAGTGACAACGGGAAAATTTACTACTTAGGTAATCCGTATGAGATGTATTGGAATGATGTGAATGATCCTCGTGGATTCACAATTTTCGATACTGAAACGCTAGAACATAGTCATATCAATAATCCATTTACAATCTTCCGTAATTTGTATTATGAAGATACTAATCATAAGTTGTTTGATTTTAGAGACTATGAAGAAAAAATTGTAAAAGTTATTGTCAAGAAAAAAAGTAATCCCAAAGATTTTGAGAAGTTTATTGATAAACTTTATTCGGTCGGTGTCCAAGACCTTAAGATAGTTGAGAACTTTGTAATTCAAGGTGATGATGATTTTGAGGTGGAGGAGACAGAAAATACAATTTGTATTTTGAATAGATATATTGATGAAGCAGAAATGGAATGTGATAAAAATATCGTCAAAGGAATTCTGCAGAAAATATATTCTCAAGCGTGTGAGGTAGAGTGATGTTTCTTCTTACAGTCAAAGATCAAAAAGATGACGGTGCTTATGCGGTTCAAGATCGTAAGGGTAACAAAGTCCTCTTTCTCTTTGAAGAAGAAGATGATGCAGAACGCTATGCTATGCAACTTCACGATCAGGAAGATGCTATGATGGAAGTCATAGAAGTTGACGGACCACTTGCAATTCGGACCTGTAAGTTGTATAATTACAGATATACTGTGGTCAAACCCAGTGACATTGTTATTCCCCCTAGATTAGATGATAACGTTCCAGAAAATCCGTTGGCGTAATTTTCTTTCTACTGGTAATCAGTTTACTGAAGTAGAATTAAACCAACATAGAACCAATCTTGTTGTTGGGACCAATGGTGCTGGTAAGTCTACGATGCTAGATGCCCTGACGTTCGTTCTATTCAATAAACCATATCGTAAGATCAATAAACCACAACTAGCAAATGCTACGAATGAACGTGAGTGTGTGGTCGAAATTGAGTTTATAGTCAATACAAGACAATATCTTGTTCGTCGTGGTATTAAACCAAATGTGTTTGATATTGTCGCAAATGGTACTCAACTGCATCGTGAAGCAGATGATAGGGCGATGCAACGTATATTAGAAGAAAGTATTCTTAAACTAAACTATAAGTCATTCACGCAGATTGTGATCTTGGGTAGCAGTACATTTGTTCCTTTTATGCAACTTACTGCTTCTAATAGACGTGAGGTGATTGAAGATCTCTTAGATATTAGGATCTTCTCTGCAATGAATAATATTCTCAAGGAGTATGTAAGAGAGAAAAAGAATCAAGTTAAGTCTTTAGATCTGAAGAAAGAAACTCTAAAGGATAAGATGAAGATGCAAAAGAACTTTATTGAGGAACTTGAGAATCGTGGTAATGCCAATATCAATACCAACAAAGAAAAGATTGCCAATCTAGATAAAGAAGTCGGCATTTATATTGAAGAGAATGCTCATACAGAGGAAGACATTTTTCAGTATACGAAGGAGCAAGAGAGTGTTATTGGAGCAGATGATAAGTTAGTAAAACTAAACAATTTAAAGGGAAAATTGTCTCAAAAGGTAGGCACAATTACCAAAGAACATAAGTTTTTTGCAGAAAATACGGTATGCCCAACTTGCACTCAGGATATTGAAGAAGAGTTTCGGTTAAATAGAATTGAAGACGCTCAAAATAAAGCAAAGGAACTTAGAGATGGTTATGAAGAACTTGAAAAAACAATAAAGTTCGAACAAGAAAGAGAGCGTCAATTTATTACCCTTTCCAAGGAGATTACAAAACTAACGCATGATATTTCTCAAAACAATACTCGAATCAATCTCAACCAGAGACAAATCAGAGGTCTTGAAAATGAAATTCAAACTATTACCAACAACTTACAGAACAGAAATACTGAGCATGAAAAGTTAGAAGAGTTTAGAGAAAATCTGCAAAAGACAATTGAAGACCTATCAGACAAAAAACAAGAAATCGTTTATCACGATTTTGCCTATTCCCTTCTTCGGGACGATGGCGTAAAAACGAAGATCATTAAAAAGTATCTTCCGTTCATAAATCAGCAGGTTAATCGCTACCTACAGATGATGGACTTCTATATCAACTTCAAGCTTGATGAGGAGTTTGGTGAAACCATTGAGTCACCTATTCACGAAAACTTTTCTTATAGTTCTTTTAGTGAAGGTGAAAAGATGAGAATTGATCTAGCATTACTTTTTACATGGAGAGAAGTCGCTAGAGTCAAAAATTCTGCCAATACTAATCTGTTGATTATGGATGAAGTCTTTGATTCATCCCTTGACGGATTTGGAACAGATGAGTTCCTTAAGATCATTCGGTATGTCGTTCAAGACGCAAACATCTTTGTTATTTCACATAAACAAGATATGCTTGACAAATTTGAAAGTGTGGTAAAATTTGACAAGGTTAAAGGATTCTCTCGTATAGTCTCATGAATGTACCTAACTGGCAACATCACTCTAAGAAAGAACAGAAACAAACTCTCAAACCACAAGCATTGAGAGCGCGTAGATCAGCACTACAAGACCTGAAGCGAAAAATCAAATATACCAAGTTTTCTCACGATACAATTCGAATTACATAAATATTTGGAAAGAGTATAATACAATGGACTCCAAGAAATTTATTTCTATTCAGGAAGCATATGCTTCTATCTACAAAGATAAGGGTAAAGAAGATGAGTCCCTTGATATCAAAGAAGATGAGTCCTTTGATCTTATCAAGGGCCATTTAATTGATGAAGGTTTTGCTGAAACTGAGGAGGCTGCGGTCGCCATTATGGCAAATATGAGTGAAGGGTGGAAAGAGAGTATTGTTGAAGGCAAACAATCCAAATAGAACCAGTTCATAAACTGTCTACTGGGAGGTCTTCGGACCTCCTTTTTTTGTATAATACGTCCATACGCAAAGGACAAATGGCAGTCAAGCACGAAATCAAGTCTCAACTCGCTAAACTGCTTGCGACTGAAGATTTGATTGTGGAGAACAAGAAAGTTGAAACTGCTTGCTTCAACGTCCACACTCGTGTGTTGACTCTGCCGATGTGGGAGAAAGCAAGTAATAATGTATATGATCTTCTGGTTGCTCATGAGGTAGGACACGCTCTATACACTCCCGATGAAGATTGGATTAAAACATATAAGATTCCACCACAGTTTGTTAATGTAGTTGAGGATGTTCGTATTGAGAAATTGATGAAGCGTAGGTACGCTGGTATCTCTAAGAGTTTCTATCGTGGATATAATGAATTGTCTGATGAAGATTTCTTTGATATTGCCAATGATGATGTTAGTGTAATGAATCTTGCTGATAAAGCAAATCTATATTTTAAGATTGGTAATTTTGTTGATATTCCATTTAATCAAGAAGAATGTGAAATCTTAGACTTGATTGCCAATACAGAAACTTTTGCTGATGTCCTAGAGGTTTCTAAGATCCTATATGAATTCTGCAAGAAAGAGATTGAACACGATCAACCATCTACAAAACAAGCAGAGCAAGATTCTAATGCAGAACAAGAGGATGGTTCCAAAGGTGATAATGTAGATGATACTGATAGTGGGACTGAAGAAGTTCGAGAAGATGAATCTTATGGTGGAACTGCAGGCGGTAATATGAATCAACCTGTTGCAGAAAATAATGATGAACCACAAGAACCTGAAGTTGAGACAATGAAGTCTCTTGAGGAAGCACTCAAGAACCTAGTCAATAATATGTCTATCGAAAATGAGTATATTGAAATTCCTGATATTGATGTTAGTAAGATGGTAATCAGCAATGAAGAACTGCATAGTCGTTTTTCTGAATGGGATGACGTTGCAGAAGAAAAGTTTTCTTTTCCTGATTTTTTCTTTCAAAAGTTTAAAAAGTCCTCTCAGAAAGAAGTTAATTATCTGGTGAAGGAGTTTGAGTGTCGCAAGTCTGCAGATTCATATGCTCGTGCTACTACTGCTCGCACTGGAGTTTTGGATTGTACTAAACTTCATACCTACAAGTATAATGAAGACCTCTTCAAGAAAGTAACCACTCTTGCTGAAGGTAAAAATCATGGTTTGATGTTCTTGTTAGATTGGTCTGGTTCAATGTGTAACGTTATGGAAGACACTCTCAAGCAACTTTATAACTTGATGTGGTTCTGTAAGAAAGTCAATATTCCCTTTGATGTATATGCCTTCACAAATGATTATCCTTGGAAGGAGAATCTACATTATCTTCCTCGTGGTACCTATGTTCCTAAGGAGGGTCTTATGATGATGCCTGATTGGACTAGTCTGATGCATCTATTCACTCACAAGACTAAACTAAAAGTTTTGGAACAGCAAATGCGTAATATATATCGTGTTGCTTGGACTTTTACCAGGTACTCTGAATATCGTGTTCCTATTGGATTATCTCTATCAGGTACACCTTTGAATGAAGCATTGGTTGCGTTCAATGCTATTATTCCTAAGTTCAAACAGAATAATAATCTTCAAAAGGTTCAATGTGTTGTTCTTACTGATGGTGAAGGTTGCTCTAATAAGTTTCACAAAACAGTTCAACGTCACTGGGAAGCAGAACCATATTTGGGTGTACGTAGTTTTGGTCAAAATTGCTATCTCCGCAATCGTAAGAATGGTAAAACCTATCACGTTGGTCACAACTGGTGGGAAGTTACAGACAGTTTCTTGCGATTAATATCGGATAGTCATCCTGACACTAACTTTATTGGTATTCGTGTTCTTGAATCTCGTGATGCTAATAGTTTTATGCGTCGTTATACCAATTTTACCGAATTCATCACACTACAAAAGATTTGGAAGAAAGAACGTTCCTTTACTATCTATAACTCTGGATACAATTCTTACTTTGCAATCTGTGCATCTTCACTCTCTAGTGATGCTGAGTTTGATGTTGATGAGGGGGCAACCAAATCAAAAATTAAATCTGCTTTTGCTAAGTCTCTAAAGGGTAAGAAGGTCAATAAAAGAATCCTTTCAGAGTTTATTGAACTCGTTGCTTGATAAATATTTCTATAAAATTAGGAATTACAAAATGTCAAGATTTGGAGAACTCATCGGTAAAGATGCACCCAAAGCAGTGGCACCTGCTGCTCCTGCAGCACCCACTGCACCAAAACCAGCACCAAAACCAGCAGTAGAACCTGCACCTCTAAAATCTGTTGCTCCTAAGCGCAGTCTTCGCTCCAGTCAGTGATCCAATATCTCAACTGTCACAGAGGGCGCTTTACGGTGCCCTTTTTAGGTTATAATAACTTCAGTTGAAACAAACAAACCAACATTATGTCCATCTCCGCAGATTACATTCGCACTTCTCTTCAAGCAGTGTATGGAGAGTCTGTCACTTCTGGTGACATTCGTGCCTGGTGTGCTATGAATAGTTGCAATTATCAGACTGTTACAAATAAACTCGCAGACTATAAGACTGGTCGCGGTAGATGGAATCTTACTGTTCAGGAACAAATGGAGCAAACCTATCAGGCACCTCCTGCAATTGTTCATACTCAAGAATGTCAAAATCTCATTCCTGATAAAGATGATACCTTCGTCAAGTTTGGCAATTTTGGTGATCTTAAAAAAATTATTCAATCTCGTGCATTCTACCCTACGTTTATCACGGGTCTCTCGGGTAATGGTAAAACTTTCTCAGTTGAGCAAGCTTGTGCTCAACTTGGACGGGAACTTATCCGTGTAAACATTACTATTGAAACTGATGAAGATGATCTTATTGGCGGTTTCCGCCTTGTTGATGGTGCAACCGTCTGGCACAATGGCCCGGTCATTGAAGCACTCCAGCGAGGAGCTGTCCTGCTCCTTGACGAGATCGACCTTGCCTCTAATAAAATTCTCTGTCTCCAGTCTATCCTTGAAGGAAATGGAGTCTTTCTCAAAAAGATTGGACAGTTTGTCCGCCCCAGTGCAGGTTTCAACGTCATCGCAACCGCAAACACTAAAGGTAAAGGTTCAGATGATGGACGATTCATTGGAACTAACGTGCTCAACGAAGCATTCCTTGAGCGATTCCCTGTAACCTTTGAGCAGCAGTATCCTACTCCTGCTAACGAATCAAAGATCATTGCTAAGATTGCCTACACTCTTGGTGTAAATGATGAGACTTTTATCGTTCGCTTGGTTGATTGGGCAGACATCATCCGTAAGACTTTCTATGATGGTGGTATTGAAGAAATTATTAGCACCCGTCGTCTAGTTCACATTATCCGTGCTTACAGCATCTTTGGTAACAAATCAAAGGCAATTGAAGTCTGTGTTAATCGTTTCGATGATGAAACTAAGCAGGCATTCTTAGAACTTTACGATAAAGTTGACGAGGATTTCCAAATGCCCATTGACGATGAGGAGGTTGCCTGATATAATATATGAGAAAGAGCAAATGTTTAATGCTTGGTCCCTTTTATATGATGAACTAAAAATGGATGAGTATCCTTATGCCGATAACTTCGGCAATCTCAATTTAAATATGAATATGCCTGAAAGCAAAAACCCAATCTCAGCAACTCCTTTTAAATATAATGAAGAGGAAATTGTAAAAGAACTTCTTGATTATATTAGAGGAACTTATAGACAACATTATTCTGCTGGTGACGATAAAATTCAAACACTGGATTTGATTGAAGCTTGCGGTGATGGTGAAGCATTCTGTAGATCTAATATTCTTAAGTATGCTTCACGATATGATAAGAAAGGCACGGCACGTCGTGACATTATAAAGATTCTGCACTATGCTGTTCTTCTGATGCATTTCAATGATAAGAATGCAAAACGTGAAACCTATCCCCAGTAATAATGAATCTCAAAGAACAACAAATGAAACTATCTGACAATACCCTGAATATTCTCAAGAACTTTGCAGGTATCAACAATTCAATTCTGGTAAAGCAAGGCAACAAACTTCGTACCATTTCTATGGCGAAGAATATTCTTGCTGAAGCGGATATTAGTGAAGAGTTTCCTCGTGATTTTGCTATCTATGATCTGAATCAGTTTTTGAACGGTCTCAGTCTGCACCAAGATCCTGATCTGGACTTCAATCAAGAAACTTACCTGTCTATCAAAGAAGGTAAGCGTCGGGTGAAGTATTTCTTTGCAGATCCTAACGTGATTACTTCTCCTCCAGAGAAAGAGATTACATTACCATCTCAAGATGTATGCTTCCAATTGGATAGTGCCTCTTTGGAGAAACTGACTAAAGCAGCACAAGTCTATCAACTGCCTGATCTGTCCGCTATTGGTAGTGCAGGTGTGATCAAACTGGTGGTTCGTGATAAGAAGAACGACACCTCTAATGAATATGCAATCGTAGTTGGTGAAACTGAATCCGAGTTTGCTTTCAACTTCAAAGTAGAAAACATCAAGATCATTCCTGGTGCTTACAATGTAGTTGTATCCTCTAAACTGTTGTCTCAGTTTACTAACACCAAGCACGATCTAAAGTATTACATTGCGCTTGAACCCGATTCTACTTTTGGTTGATAACGTAAATGATTATTTGGTCTGCAAATCGATCAGTAGATATTTCTATTCCTGTAGACCTGTTAAAGCGTCGTGAAGATTCCATTGATTCTGTAGGAAACTATCGCAGTTCTTATTTTATTGAACCATCTTTAAGACCAGAGACTACTTACTTAGGAGATTTTTATGAAAATCTCTGTGATGAAATTTGTTATGATCTTTTTCTAAAAGGAAAAGCGGAACTGCAATACGAAACTTGGATGCAAGTTTACACTAATCGCAGTAAAACATTCTTGAAGCATGATCATTTTTCTGGAAATGAATTTCTTTCTTGGATTCATTTTGTTGATGTGGGACTGGAGAAGTGTTTTCACTTTGTTGCTCCTGATGGCAGGAAGTGCTACCCAAAACAAAACAAAGGTGATATAATTGTATTCCCATCGTGGATTGACCACGCTGCAGATCCACCATCTGATGGGGAAAGAGTTATCGTTGCGGGTAACATTGAGGCACAAAGAGTCTATAGGGACACGTCTGAAACAACATACTCAGAACTTCAGTTTCATTTTTTTGCTGGTAGATTTGGTATGTGGGAAATTTGTTTTGATGAACTTGAAAAATCTTTGGAATGAAAACACTTACAAATATGAGAGTTACTGGCAGCATTGCTGTTATTGTTGCTTACTTTACTATTCTCCACGTCAATGTTCTTTTGGGAGTAATACTTAATTTTATTGCAGACCTCATTTCAATACCATATTTTGTAAAAACCAAAGCATGGGATGTTGTAATTATGCTAGGATTTCTTCTAGCAATCAGTTTTAGCAAACTTTTATCATGAACATCTTCGTAACTGATCCAAGTCCGTACAAGTCTGCTATGGTTCTTCCTGATAAGCATATTGTCAAGATGCCTCTAGAGACTTGTCAGATGCTTGCTATTGTGTGCTCTGAAAAATGGGGACATAACTTTGGCACTCTCCCTAAAGCAGATGGGACTCCATATGCTACTGACAAGGGCGCATTTCGCAATCATCCTTGTACTAAATGGGCGAATGAATTTGTGACCAATTGGCAGTGGTTGCTTGTCCATGGACTTGCTATGTGTAAAGAGTACACTGCTCGCTATGGTAAGGTTCACACCTGCCACAAGACACTTCTAGCAGCGAAAGAGATACTTCCCACAGCAGACCCGCAAGGTCGTAGTGGAGGTGATACAACGCCCTTTGTATTTGCTGGACCTGATGAGTTCAAGTATGATACGAGCATTGATATTTTCACTGCTTATAAGATGTATATTGCATCTAAACCTTGGGTATGCGATAATTATCTTCGTCTTCCCCATCGTAAACCTGATTGGATTTAATTATGAGCAACTTCATCTGGGTTGAGAAATATCGACCACAAACTATTGAAGAATGTATTCTCCCTGAGAGTACGAAGAAGACCTTTCAATCTTTCCTAGATAAGGGAGAGATACCCAATATGCTACTTGCTGGACCTCCAGGAGTTGGCAAAACAACAGTAGCAAAGGCACTCTGTAAAGAACTTGGAGTAGATGTTTATGTCATCAATGGATCCGATGAGGGACGATTCCTTGATACTGTCCGAAACAATGCGAAGAATTTCGCTTCGACCGTATCGCTTACGTCAGATTCTAAACACAAAGTCATCATCATTGACGAAGCTGACAACACATCCAATGATGTACAACTCCTATTACGGGCGTTTATTGAGGAGTTCGCTGGCAATTGCAGATTCATCTTCACCTGCAACTACAAAAACAAAATCCTTGAACCTCTCCATTCCCGTTGTACCGTCATTGAATTTGGCATCAAAGGAAAAGAAAGGCAAGGAATCGCAGCACAATTCTTCAAGCGTGTCAAACAAATACTCGACCTTGAAGGAATCACCTACGACAACAAAGTACTCGTTGAACTCATCAACAAGCACTTTCCCGACTGGCGAAGAGTCCTTAACGAGTGTCAAAGATACTCCGTTTCTGGTTCGATTGATTCGGGCATTCTCGCATCGTTTTCAGACATAGCAGTAAATGAACTTATTAAAAACCTTAAGGAAAAAAACTTTCCTGAAGTACGTAAGTGGATCGTTTCTAATTTGGACAATGATACCACTGTATTGTTGCGTCGTATTTACGATGTTCTTTATGATTCCTTGGTTCAGAATAGTGTCCCTGCTGCTGTGCTTGTTCTTGCTAAGTATCAGTATCAGGCAGCATTTGTGGCAGATCAAGAAATAAATATGCTTGCTTGTTTGACTGAGATTATGGTGGAGTGTGAATTCAAATGACAGGTATTCCAACTAAAATTGGTATGACCCTTATTATGGTTTATTGGTTGTCTATGGCTGGAATGGTTGCCAATACATATTTTCATTATAATTATGACTTATCGAGTGTAAATTCAAGTGAGCAAGAATAAACTTGAAGAACTTAGATATGATGTAGCACATCATCTACTTAGTAAAATGAGTGCAGGTTCTCAATTTCAATATGCTTTAGATAAGATGCTTGAATTGTGTCAACATTACTCGGAGAAAGAACTAAAAGAGTTGTTACCTAAATCAAAGAAAAAGAGTAAAGGTGGAGGATTTTAATGGCACATGAATTTGACCCTTGTGAAGCACCTGTAGAAGGTGAGGTTGACAAGTGGGGATTTACAATTAAACCAACAATCTCAGATACTGCTGCAACTCTTATCTGTTTAAGGAATGCACCTTGTGGTACAGACAAGAAACAAATTGAACGATTAATTAGGGAGTATGAAACTAGATGAAGTTTAAGGCAAAGGTTTATGTTAGACTGAGAGCAGCAGTTGATGACTCTGCTGGTAATGCTGTAAGAGATGCTTGTGGTAGACTATCTGAGTTAAAGATGGAAAAACTGAGATTGGGTAAACTAATTGAAGTTGACTTTGAGGCACCTAATAAGGAGACTGCTGAAAAAGAAATAGAAAAATTAAGTGACAGGTTATTCTCCAATCCTGTTATTGAAGATTATGAATTTAAAGTATGGGGTTTAAACGAAAATGATTGACTTTTCATAGTTGATTTGCTAAAATAATATTATTAATGAAAATTTAAATGACTGTAAAATTAATTCGTATGTGGTCTGGTGAAGATGTAATCACTGACATTGTTGAAGAAACAACCGATTCTTATATAATCGAAAATGCAATCGTAGCAGTTCCTTCTCCACAAGAGGGAAGAATTGCTTTTGCTCCTTGGTCCCCTTTACTTCAAAAAGATAAAATTGAAGTTACAAAAAAATACGTTGTATATGAAGGAAATCCTCAAGAAGAAATAATCGAACAGTATAACTCTATGTTTGGTAAACTATCGACTCCTACTAAAAAGTTAATTCTATAATTATAAAAATGGAAGAATTTAACACACCAGGATCCAATAAGAGTTGGATGGATGATGGGTTCAAGAAGTATGCTGCTGAATGGCAACTCAATAATATTGAGAAACTATTGAATGCTAAGGTAGAACGCTGTCATGTATACAACAGTGACAACCGAGATAAAGTATACAATCAAATTACTATTACTTACGATGAAACAAACGAAAAAGTGTCAAGTTAAGTCCAAGTTCTACTATATTTTTTGGGGAACTGCTACAGTATCAGTGTTATTGGGACAACTATATGTCGGAATGGGATATAGGATAATGGCAGAAAGCACACTGAGTTTTCAGGATTATCTTACAGAACTTATAGACACTGCTAATCCTAATACTTTCTAATGGGATTACTAAAGATTGATAAGAGTAACCTGGTCCCACCAAATGTTAAGACTACACCACAGAACGTTGAGGAAGCAAATCAAGCGCTGTTTCGTGCTACAATGAACTTGCCCACAGCTGCCAAGCACTGTGGGATGACTCAGAAGGAAATGAAATTGACCTTCTGGGAATTCTTGAAATACAACAAACCTGATTATGATCAATCCGAATTCATTTGATTTTCCTTCTATTTTTGGTGTCGTTAAATCTACTGATGGACTAAAGAGAAATCAAACTAGACCTCTACGAGCAGAGGTTCAGGAAATTTCTATTGCCAAATATAGTGGTGGACAACTTAAATATGTTGGAGACACAGAAAATGGTAGAGATTTTTTTGGACTCGTAGATGATCTCTACTATGAATCAAAAGGTATGGACGGTCTTTTTTGTAAGACCATACCATGGACAAGGTGGATTACCTTAAAAAACTTTCAAGGTAAAAATTTGGGACTTCCTGAAAAAACTTTTGATTATATGCTATTGTGGGATACCAAAACGTATACTGTAGGTATCTGCACTTGGGATGCTTGTATGAAGCAAACAGATATTAAAGACGCAGGAGTTCGTTTTAGGGTGCATTTTGATGATATTACATTCCTTGCTAGGAATGTGGTTCCAGTAGAGAAGGAAGATTTTGCTACTAAACTTTATAAGTTGATTGAGGAAATGGTATGAGTATGAAATCATTGAAGACTCCTCTCCGATATCCTGGTGGAAAAAGTCGCGCTTGCACCAAACTGGATCAGTTCATTCCTGATCTTAGAGACTATACAGAATATCGTGAACCATTCCTTGGTGGTGGCAGTGTTGCCGTTCATATCACCAAGAAGTATCCTCATATAGAAGTGTGGGTAAACGACTTCTACGAACCTCTGGTGACCTTCTGGAGGGTCCTGAAGGATCAGGGGGACGCTCTCTACAGAGAACTACAGGATACAAAATCCAGAAATTCTGATGAAGATTCTGCAAGAGAATTATTTTTAAAATCAAAAAACATTGTCAATGACTATACTGAATCGGATTTATCTCGCGCAGCTGCTTTTTATATTGTTAATAAGTGCAGTTTTAGTGGTCTCACCGAATCCTCGTCCTTCAGTAGACAAGCAAGTGTCTCCAACTTCTCAATGCGAGGAATTGAAAAACTCCCCGGATATTCTGGAATAATTCAAAATTGGAAAATTACCAATCTTAGTTATGAAAACTTACTTACCGACTCAGGCAATACTTTCACCTACCTTGACCCACCCTACGATATTGGATCTAACCTATACGGAAGGAAAGGTAATATGCACAAATCATTCGATCACGATATTTTTGCTGCCGATTGTGCTCTCGTTGGTGGTCCTCAACTCATATCTTATAATGCGTCTCAATTGGTCAAAGACAGGTTCAAAGAATACCAAACAGGAGAGTTCGACCTGACTTATACGATGAGATCTGTTGGTGAATATATGCGTGAGCAGCAGCAACGTAAAGAACTTTTGTTATTGAATTACCCCCTTGACAAAATTCAAGAACCGGTGTATAAATAAGGTACGATATGAGTGTTGATTATATTCGACACACACATCTAATACACACACCAATTTAATAACAATGGCAGCTAACCCGTATGAGTTACGTTGGGAATTACTCCAACGTGCTGAAGATCGTCTTATACGAAGATATGATTCGTTAGAGAATAGATACAACATCCTGAATGAAAGGGGTGAAGATCCTGGAGAATATCCAGAGTATCCTACTGACGTTGACATTTTGCTACTTGCAAAGTCAATGAATAATTTTATTTCGGGAGGTGAATCTAATGTCTAATGTTCTTGATTTTCATGAAAAATTTAAACCATTAGTAAGGTTTGGAAAAGAAATTCCTGGATACTATGTATCTGTAAAAGGTGATGTATACAGCACCAAAACAATGCAGTTTATGAGTAAGTCTAAATCAGTATCTAAAAGAACTGGTAGACTTGAAGCACTGTTCTTCCGTGCTTCAATTAAGAGAGGTTTCTTCGAAGACTACACTCACACCAGAGGAAACGATCGGAAGAACTGGAACTTTGGCAAAATCAATATCTCCTACCACAGGGCGGTAGCGGAGACGTGGATGCCTATCGATGAGTTTCCACCAGAACAACTCAGAGACTGTTGGAAAGACCTTCCAAAAGAAGCAAAGCAGTGGGTAAGAGATACTGCACTCATTGACCATAAAGATGATGATCCAACAAATAATCACTTGGATAATCTAAGATGGGCAACTCCCAAACAAAATGAGCGCAACCGTAAAAAAAACGATCGTAAAAAAGGTAACATTTAATTATGGAATTGAAAGACTGGTTGAACTCAATCAATCTTACAAAGAAAAATTTGATTGATGAGGATGCTTTGATTGAAAAAGAGTATCCTCCTTTTATTATTAACAGATGTCTTTCGGGACATTTAGACACTGTTCTCTTCGCAAATGAGATGAATCAATATCATTTTCTACCTAAGAAAATGCAATATGATTTTTTTCTAAATAGTGTGAGGAAAAAGAAGAGGTTCTCTCCCTGGATCCGACAAGATAAAATACAAGACCTTGATTATGTTAAACGTTACTATGGATATAGTAACGAAAAGGCAAAGCAGGCTCTGAAAATTTTAACACACGAACAACTTACATTTATTAAATCTAAATTTGAGACTGGAGGAACAAAATGAGTGTCGTTCAAGAACCTGAAGTGAAATGGTCGCCAGAAAAAATGGTTGAAGTGGTTCTTAATGAACCAGACGACTTTTTGAAAGTGCGTGAAACTTTGACCCGTATTGGAGTTGCTTCTAGGAAAGAGAAAAAGATCTATCAATCCTGCCATATTCTTCATAAGCAAGGAAGATACTTCCTCGTACATTTTAAAGAATTGTTTGCACTTGATGGAAAGCATGCAAATCTAACATTGAATGATGTTCAGAGACGTAATCGTATTGCACAACTACTTGCCGACTGGGGTTTAGTTAGTATTGTAGATGCCGATAAAATTCAGGATATCGCACCACTCAATCAGATTAAGGTTCTTGCATTTAGAGATAAACAAGAATGGATTCTTGAGACTAAGTACAATATTGGATCGAAAAAGAAGAAGGTTGAAGTAACCGAATAAAAATCTACGGAGTTCAACACTCCGTTTTTTTATGCTATGGTATAAATAATGATGGATGCCTTCGGGGTCCACAAAATACAAACTCGCTTTTAAAGGAGCTAAGAATCATGGGAAACCTTGCACGGTATACTGCTGCGGACCTGCCTGCGTTGATGGAACGCATAAATAGGAATAGCATTGGAATGGATGAATACTTCGATAGGTTGTTTAATCTCCACGAAACAACGAAGAATTATCCACCATTTAATCTAGTCACGGTCAGCGCAGTAGAATCAAGACTAGAACTTGCGCTTGCAGGATTTAGGAAAGCAGAAGTAAATGTCTACACACAAGACGGAAAACTCTTTGTCGAAGGACAGAAAGAGGATACCGAATCAGAAACCACTTATGTCCACAGAGGAATGGCTCAACGATCTTTCACCAGATCTTGGACATTGGCAGAGGACACGGAAGTTAGATCAGTTGAATTTGAGGATGGGTTACTAACTATTGTTCTAGGAAGAATTGTTCCCGAACATCATCAAAAGAAGGTCTGGTTTTGATACCCTAACTGATTTTTGATACGGTTGATACAGAAGTGTATCACTATGATACAGTATACTCTATATAATTATGTAATCGATTGGGAGGTATCAATGAACTTCACTACCACTGCCTTAGCAGTTGGAACTCTAATGACTATTTTGGTTGGAGTTCCTATTACTACACTCGTTTCTTAGAATATGGAAATCTTAGCAACTCTTGCCATTTTTGGCGTAGTAATGAGTGGAGCATTTGCACTTACTCCTAAAAAATGAATACTAAATAAAACTGAATATCGTCGTCGCAGAGGACAACTGGTAAAATCCAGTAAGTCCTCTATTTTTTTGGAGATTATTATGAGTTTACAAGTCAACGATTCATTAGTTCACGAATTTATTCAAAAAGAATTAGAGAGACAACAGAATCATCTAGAGATGATTGCTAGTGAGAACTTCACGTCTCTTGATGTGATGGAAGCACAGGGTTCAATTCTTACTAATAAGTATGCAGAAGGATTGCCTGGTAAAAGATATTATGGTGGATGCGAATGGGTTGACCAAATTGAGGATCTAGCAAGAGAAAGAGTAAAAAAACTATTCAATGCAGAGTGGGCAAATGTTCAACCTCATAGTGGAGCACAAGCAAATGCTGCTGTATTTCTTGCTCTTTTGAAACCAGGAGATACTGTTCTATCTTTGGATCTATCCCATGGAGGTCATCTATCTCACGGATCAAAAGTTAATATGTCTGGTAAGTGGTTCAATGTTTGCCACTATGAAGTTGATGAGACTGGTAGACTGGACTACGATAGAATATTAGAACTTGCACGGGAATGTAAACCACAACTTATTATCTGTGGATTCTCCGCATACACTAGAACAATTGATTTTAGCAAGTTTAGAAATATTGCTGATGAAGTTGGATCATACCTATTAGCGGACATCGCACACATTGCAGGATTGGTTGCATCAGGTGTTCATCCATCACCACTTCCATATGCAGATGTAGTTACTACAACAACTCATAAGACCCTGAGAGGTCCTAGAGGTGGGTTGATTCTGTCTAATGATGTAGAGATGGGTAAGAGGTTGGACAAGGCAGTATTTCCAGGAACTCAGGGTGGTCCATTGGAACATGTGATTGCTGCAAAAGCAGTTGCATTCGGTGAGGCGCTTAAACCAGAATTCAGAGAATATTGTCTTCAAGTTGTTGCTAATGCAAAATCTCTTGGTCGTAGATTAATTGAAAATGGTATCAATATTGTGTCTGACGGAACAGATAATCATATTGTTCTACTTG